AAGTGGGGACGACGTTCTAAAGATCACAGTTACGGAACCAATCCATGCTCAGAGATTATCCTCCGTGATAAACAGTTCTGCAATCTTACGGAAGTGGTTGTACGGAACGGGGATACCGTTAACTCTCTTGAACGTAAAGTTAAGTTAGCCTCTATCTTAGGTACTATTCAATCTACTCTTAACAAGTTTAACTTTTTGAGTGAAGAGTGGGTAGAGAATACTTCAGAAGAGCGTTTATTAGGTGTTAGTTTGACAGGTATTATGGATGCTGAGATTACCTCTAATCCTGATCCTCGATTACTAGAATACTTACGTGATACTGCTCGGAGAACAAATGAAGAACTTGCTGAAAAACTTGGTATTCCTGCTTCTACTGCTATCACTGCTGTTAAGCCTTCAGGTACAGTCAGTCAGTTGGTGGATAGTGCTAGTGGCATTCATGCTCGACACAATGATTATTACTTACGACGTATTCGTATGGATAAAAAGGATCCGATCTACGAGTACCTAAAAAGTAAGGGTGTTCCAGTAGAAGATGAAGCATTTAGACCTGATTCAACAGCTGTCTTTGGCTTCCCAATGAAGGCTCCTCCTGGTGCTATTACTCGTAACTCTAAGTCAGCTATTGAACAATTAGAGTTGTGGTTAATCTACCAGCGTCACTGGTGTGAACACAAACCATCAGTCACTATCTCAGTAAAAGATGAGGAGTGGGTAGAAGTAGGTGCTTGGGTTTGGAAATACTTTGATGAAGTAAGTGGTGTGTCTTTCTTACCTCACTCAAACCATACTTATGTGCAGGCTCCTTACGAAGATATCGATGAAGAGACTTATCATAAGTTACTAAGTGAAATGCCAACGGATATTGATTGGAGTGATTTTATAGAACTCGATGATAATACTGAAGGTGCCCAACAACTAGCGTGTGTATCAGGAGTGTGTGAGATATGATAGAATTTACATGGGAAACAATAGGTGGTTTAGTCTTTGGTGCTGAGGTTATGGACAATCAGGATTTCGATGTCAAAGGTGATAACTTAAAATGGGTAGTAGTTCTTCATGTAGGTATACTGAGGTTAGTATTCAGTAAATACATTATAGAAAGTTGATTAAATAAGGTCAAATCGTCATAGACACTACTAGAAAGGGCTACAACGAGTTTAGAGTATATTTTGATACAAGTACATCAACCTATAATTTAAATGCGTTGTAGCTCGATTCTAGAGGTCACTTTCTAGCTAATTCTCTTCCTCATACTCTTTTTCTCTGTTTTTAGATGATGTCTTACGAATTGCTGCTCTTTCTTTAGCTTGAGCTTTTTCTTTGTAAGATTTAGTGTTAATATCAAACATATTTCTAGCAAACTCTCCAGCTCCTCCTCCAACTTCTTCATTGGCACGAGTCATATCACTTAGCATAGGAATTTTCTTAAGTAGATATTTTCTATAATCTGCCCAAATAACTTTAGCTTTATCATTTAAGTAGTAAATAGGTTGTCTGTTATACAATTCATATCCTGCAGCAGTCTCTACAAACATTTGTAAAATAGGATTCATAGTAGCAACTACAGAAAGTAAAGCAAAAGGATCTTTCTCAGCAGTAGCAACTGATCCTACAGTAGAGAGAACATGTGCAAATCCAGGACGACGTACCTCAGCAGTTTTGTTAAACAACCGTGTGTAAAAGTCATCTAGTACTGGGTACACAATACTTAAGGCAACTGCAGTAGCAATAGCAGAATCTACACCATCTCTAATCTGTTTAGATTTAGGAGCTGTCTTATCTAACATAGCTATATCTTTTACAGTATTTAAACCTGAAGATAACATACCATGTTTATATCGAGCAAAGATAAACCAATTCTTATTATTTAAGACTTTCTGTAAACCTCTAGATCCTAGAATCTTAGTAGGTAATCGATAAGAAGGCATGTGACGTTCTACATCTCTAGCTGCTTCTTTAATTCCTACATACTCTCCAGGTTTAGCATTGTAACCTTTTTCTAAAGCAAGTTGCATATATAGGATATCACGAGAAGTCCACATAGCTTTGTTAGAGAACCTAGAGACGGCATTCATCATATCAGCAGGAGTTCTTCCTGTAAGTTTAGCAATTTCTCTAAAGTTTTTATCTTTAAGTAACTCTACTGTACCTTTACGAAGAGCATCTTCCATTGCAGGTAGGTTTCTAGACCTATCAGACATCAAAGAACCACCTTCTCTAAGTAATTGTTGGTACTTAGGACCTTGAGTAACCACCTCACTATATGCCTCACCCATTGTAGCTACTAGATCTACCCAAGCTTTAGGAGAAGCAAACTTACTAGCACCCCTTGTAACATACCAGTGATACAACTCATTGTGCATGTGTTTAAATGGTAGAATCATCATAGTCTTAACTATAAGATCACTACCTTTAGTAAGAGCAGTAGGAGATACAACTCTATTAAAATCCTCTAATAGATAAGCAGTTTCAGGTTTAAAGGCATAACCTCTAAGTTGAGGAGTTCTATTGCTAATTCCCTCAGGTACAATATATCCTTCAGGAACACCTTGATTTTCAATTAACTTAACTGCATTATCTTTAAAGTGGTCAGTCCCCATCCAGTTATCAATGTACTCAGTAGTCCTAGCTAATTCTCTAGTCTCTGCAAGAGATTGAGTAGTAGACATTGTGGTATTCTTACTGTACTCTTTACCTGTATGTCGTGCTATTTCAGCTTGAGTAGCCTCTTTAACAACAGAGTTTCCAATTTTAGTTCCAGGTTTAAGTCCTTCTGCAGGAGCCTTACCTAGAGCAGTCATTTTTTGTTTATAAATTTGAAGTAAGTTACCATTAGATTCAGTAACTACTTTACGAGAACCCAACTTATTCTCTAAAACAAATAGAGTACGCTTTTCAGCAGCATCAGGAGTAGCATAATCTTTATCTAAAGCACTTGTATCTTTAGTAAGAGATTCAATAAAACCTTTAGGCTTTGCAGGAAGACGTCTACGAGGAGCAAACTCAGCAGACATAGGTATATCTTCAAGTCTACCTTTCTCTATTAACTTTTGAATTAGTTCTTTAGATTTAGCTACTTGTTTATAAGGAACTAGATGATACAAAGCAGACTCTGCAGGATTAAGTTCTACAAACTTCTTAGGTTCTTTACTTAATCTAACAGCATCTTCTCTAGTTCTTTTAATCTGCTCAGTAATCTGAACTGGATCTAATAGACGAGTTCCATCACGAGAGTAAGCAACAGTGCCTTCTCGTCTAGCTTTATTGGCAGTATTTAATTCTTCTACTAAGAATGCATGACGAGACTCTAGACTAGTCATCTTAGTCTCAAACTCTTCTGCATTTACTCGCTCTTTTTCTAACTCTTGTCTAAATTTATTTTGAGTTTCAGGAGAAATATCTTTTAATTCAGCGTCTAGTTTAAGAGCTATACTATTATCAGCAGCAGCACGACCTTGTAACTCAATAAAACCTTCTTGAAGGCTCTTGTGATCTTCAATTGTTTTAGGAAGTACTTTAGGAGTGTCTACAGTATCTAAAAGAGTATTGTTATACTCCATGATTCTATTAGGCTTTTGATAACCTAAGTTAGCTTTGACTGTGTTCTGATAGTCAGCAATACTTTTAGAAGTAGGACGAGATAATACCTCAGATACTTTAGACTTAATATCCTTAGCTCCAGGTACACCTAGAACCATTAAGACATCTGCAACAGTTTCTACAGCTTCTTTAGGTATACCAGTAGCTTTTTCTGTGGCAGCTGCACCTTTCTGTATACCAGTAGATAAGGCAGTTAAACCCTGATTTACTTTAGACTCTTCCATAGCTCTAGATAGGTCTAAGTCTGATCCCTTAGTATAGTCAACTAATTTATTAAGGCCTCGGCTTACTATACCAAAAGGTTTAGCTACTCGTTGACCAGTTTCTCTAGCTCTCTTCCAATCAGGATCTTTACCATCTATTAAAGCAGCAGGTAATTGGTTTAAAGCATCCATTACAGTAAAACCAGTAGCCATAACAAACTCAGGGGCAGAAGCAACTAAGTTAGCTAAAGCTAAAGATTCACCAGCAACTCCTTCAATAGTTTGAGCAGCAGCTTTTTCTAATTCTCCAGGTGCTTTAGAAGTAACAGGAACTGTTTTAAGAGTACGAGATTCCTCTAAAGGAGTAAAGTTAGTAAGCTTAGGAGTCTCTACAGCTTCTTTTGCAATAGGTGTAAAGTTAGTAAGTTGTGGTTCTTCCAGTGGGTAGAACGCCATTATTTAGTTCCTTGATCTGCATATCCTATTAGTTTACCACTTGTATCAAGTACTTCATATTTACCTGCATTAGGTCCAGACATAACCTTTTGACCTGCTCTAGCTCCTGCAGGTAGTTCACTTTTAGCTTTAGTTGGTGTTTCCGCAGCAGGTGTTCCTTGTATTTTACTCAAAGGACTTGTTTTATAAGATTTATCAGTACCATAAAAACGACCTGGAGTTTCTACAATACCTTTACTGATACGTTCATTTGCATAAGCTTCTGCATCATCTTCAGAATAACCACTTCTAATAGCATGCTTCTTAGCATTCTTAAAGTCAGTTAACATCTTAGCTTGATCAGCTTCATTAGATATCTCAGGATAAGTTTCATTAAGTTGTGCAGCTAAATTTTCAGTATAAAGTTTACTATCTACAGTTTTAATAGCAGTTTGTTTATCTTGTACTTCTGATTGTTTTTTTATTACTTCTAAAGCTTTAACTAAAGATTCTCCAGCTCCTGCTCTAGCTATTTCTTTTTTCTGATTAACAGATATTCTATTAAATGCATTAGCAGCTTTAGTTTCATCACCACCATACTGCTTAACTAAACCTTCATAGATAATTTTATCTACTTTATCTTCTACTTTAGGTAACTTACTTTGAGTTTCAGCTGCAATTTCTGCTTCAATAGCTTTAACAGTATCAGTATCACCATTAGCTTTAGCATAAGCTAAGTCAGCACGTAACTTACCAATAGAAGATTTAGCTTCGTAAGGTTTAGGTAAAAGTCTAGCTTCAGCTTCTGATTTAAGATTACCAATTTGAGCTTGTTTGTACTCAGTATTTAAAGCTCTATCTTCTTGGCTTATTCTATATTCATTAGCTAAGTTTTGAGCTTCAAGAGCTTTATCAGCATACCCTGCTTCTTCTAAGTAAGATGCAGCTATATCATAGTAAGCTGCTTTATCAGTAAGACCTGGATTCTCTGCACGAATCTTCTTCTGAATGTCTTGCATAACCCTAGCTTCTTTTACTTTCTCATTCTCAAGTCCAAAAACACTACTTACTACACCACCAAGTAGATTACCAATACCAGCACCAGCAGAGTATGCTGGGCTAACTGTAGCTGCTCTATCTAAAAAGGCTTGTCTATCAGCTTGAAGTAAAGCTTGTAAATCTTCAGGGGTTGGTCCGAATAAAGTTTCTGCCATATAATTTCCTTATTATTTCTTATAAGCTTGCATACCGCCACTGAGTAAACCACCCCAAAAGCCAAGAGTTTGTGCATTTTGTTGGTTTTGTGCTTGTGCAATGTTAGCACCAGCTTGAGCAGAAGATTGACCTGCTTGTAAACCATAGGTAAGTGCAGGTAAAGCTGCTTGTTGTAACTGTGTACCATATCCAAGAATATTAGCAGATTGAGCATAAGGCTGACTCCGAAGTTCTTGACCTAAACCATAATAACCTAAGGCTCTTTGTAAGTCTTCAGATTGCATTGTTCGTGCTCTATCCTCTGCACCTAAAGCTAATCCAGCATTTTGTTGTTCACGAGCCATAGCTAAAGCATATTGTTGAGGATTGATATAACCTTGCCCCATACCTACACCTTGACCTAAGGTACCACCACTAAACATTAAATCGTTTAAACGACTTGATTCTTGAGCACGAGATGGTTCTAACAGAGCCATTTGCCTATTTAAATAATCTTGAGTCATTCCTTGAGTATCTAAATTAGCAGCTCTATCAAAGAGTCCTACTCCATAGTTAGAAATAGCATTAGCATTTTGCATTTGTTCTTCTGATGGTAGGGCACCTTGAGCACCTGCAAGATACTCTTCATACATACCCTGTAGATCAGGAGATAAATTATACCCACCTGTTTTAGTCTTCTCATTAAAGTAACTTGAACCCATAGGAGTAGTTAAAGCATAAGGATTAAACTTCATCCCTGATGTATCTACCTTTTTAACACCTAGTATTTTACCTACGATTTTACCCATTATACTTACCCCATATAAACATTATTTTATCTCCATCATCTGTAGATACTTCATCTTGGTATATATTAAACCCATTCATCTTTGTAAACTTATAAAGCTTAATATCAGATCTATCTACAAAAGCAAATATACGTTTTTCTTGTAATGCAAACAAATAAAAACTATCTCTTAACCAATTCTGTTTTACTTCTTTATTCCATCTATGCACATCAACATGTACTGCTATAAAGTCATCAACGTATTCAAAGTAAATCGTATAATCTTTTTTAACTAATACTGGGTGTTTCATTCCTAGCGTAACTCAAACCAACTTAAAGTGCCACCAGTTGTATCAACTTTATATGTTGAACCTGCTGGAATAATGGCAGTTAAGGTATAAAATACTGGACCTGCGGTATTCCCAGTTTTTCCAATAACAAGAGTATCTACTGTTAATGTAAGTGTTCCATCATCTTGGTCTAATCTAACAGATATAAAAATAGGACGTCCTGTACTATTTGTATAAGTAGTTGCTGCTACCCTCGTAGCAGAACCTCCAGACGTTACAAATGATTGCCAAGTTTGACCAACACCTATTGCATTTGCAGCACTAGTAGCAGTTGCCGCATTACCAGTACAAGAACCTGAAGAACCAGTTACATTGCCCGTAACATTACCAGTTACGTTACCTGTATGAACTCCAGCAGTATTACCTGTAAGGTTACCTGTAAAAGTAGCTGCAACAGTACCTCCAGTAATTGTAACAGCATTAGCATTTTGAGCACTCATAGTACCAAGAGCACCTAAACCTGCTGTAACAAATGCAGTGGTAGCTATTTGAGTGGTATTAGTACCAGCAGTGGCAGTTGGGGCTATAGGTGTCCCTGTGAATGTAGGAGAAGTAGTATCAGCTTTGCTATTTACAGCAGTAGCAATAGCATTAAACTCAGCATCTATCTCTGCCCCTTTAATTATCTTAGCAGGATTACCTGTAAGTAAGGCATCCTTTGTATAGAAATTTGTTGCTTTTACATAGTTTGCCATTATACCATTTTCCCTGTTTTCAAATAGATTGTTAGTTGTTGTAAGCTAACTGGAGTACCTTCAACAGGAACCTCCACACCAAATTGTAATATTTTACCTGAGCCACCTAGATGCATTGTAATATCATTAATAGCAGTTCCTGAAGTAAACTCACCTATGTTATATTCAGATATATTATACTCTGCCGTTCCACCAGTAAAATCTTTTGTATAAGTTCTACTTGAATATACAGTTTGATAGTCAAATCCATATTTAAAAATAACATCTTGACTACCTGAAGCAATAATTACCATACTTGCTTTCTTAAGGAATTTAAGATTAAAGGGAACACCAGCATCAATATTAGAAGTAAAATATTCTAAACGATATGAAGCCCCATTATCAGTATATCCAAAATATTTACCTACTCCACCAGCCATACCAAGATATAAATTCCTATCCCTTGTCTTACAAAGAGCTTTAGGTATAAAGCCTTCCCAAGTAGTTACACGAGCTCCACCATTATCAAGTGTCTGACGCAAGTCAAAGTAAAATGATTGTTGTAATGAGGGTAATACAAGGAGATAGAAGGCGTCTCTCTCAAAATACACACTCTTAATTTCTGTTAATACTTCACCTGCAATATATGTAACTAAGTCATCACGGACATTCATAGACAAGTCACGCATTGGCATACTCTTGTCCTGTGTAACTCGGTTAAAGCTACGCAAACCACTATTAGATAAGAATATTAAATCTGTACCTGTTTGCTGTATAGTATCACGAGCAATACATCCAACACCTGTAATTACATCAGCAAGAGTAAGGTTAGTAGGATCATTAGGTGAATCATAAACTATAATATTATTACGGCAGAATATAATAAGATAATTATTATGTGAGGATATACCTGTAATCTCATCACTACTACCAACAACAGATTCAATGTCTATTAAACCTGAACCTACACCTGTAAAGGCAGCACCATCTAAAAGTTTACTATAATAAACTGTTGTCTTAGCACCTGATACACCTGCTACCCAATGACGACCAAAAGCTGTATGAGAGCAGTCAGGGTCAAAGGTAGCTACTCCTGTAGGTTTTGTACCATAATCCCCTACCCGTTGCCAAATGTAGGCACCTACATGGTTAGCTTTGCGATAAACAAGAAGTGGATTACCTGCTTGAGCAGCAAACCCATACATACTATTACCATAACCAGCACCTTCTGCTAGTTGTGAGAATTGCCACCTATTTCCAGTAAAAGTAATAGTTAAATCTGACGTTTGGTTTGCTTGTTTAACTGGAAGTTCTGTAAGAGTAGTTGAACCACTATACATCTTACCACCACCACAAGAGAGGATAGTAGGTGTTAAATCTGTATCTATAAACTCAAATAAAGACTCTAAATAAGTAGTAGAACCTAAAGTACCTCTACTTGTTGTAACTGGTGTCCAACCCCTACGGCTACCTAAACGACCAAACTTATCAATGATACAGTTAGTGGCTTTTGTGGCATACCCACCCTCCAATGTAACACCACTCTCTTGAGTATTTAACCCAAGAAAGCCAAGTGCTGCATTACTAAGAGCTTTTAATTCCCCTGCCATTAAGTAGCCATCCAAGTAAGTTCATCAGGACGTTGCATTGCCTCAATAGCAATTAAGTCTGAAGCTAAAGCTCTATAACGTTCTTCTTGTTCTGCATAACCACCATCATCACCACGCTCAGAGATAGCACGAGCAATAGCTCCCTCTACTACTATTTGATAGGGTACAGCTATTATGTCTGTATTTGCTACGAGATCAGGTTGAGGAACAATACAGTTAATTCTAATATTGTACACACCATCAGGAATAGGATAGAAGTCTATCTGACTATCACCAACATCACTTACACCATTGAAGTTGTAATAGAAAGGATCACCTGTCTGAGTGGTACCTGTTAAGAACTGTTGATTAAACCATTTACTACTTCTTTGTTGCATGATTGTATCAGAGGTATCATTAATGATATCTAATACTTTAATGCGAGTTGTACTATCTACAAGAGTATAGTTAAATATATTGTTAGTAGTAGTAGCAGTTAGCGTGTTGCGGAGAACACCCCACTCCCACGAGTCTTCTACTTCTCGTTTAACTACATTAACAAATTCACCTATAAGTTTGGAGTAGGGGGTTTCATTAACAGTAGTAACTTCATTCTCACGAAGTCGTCTTAAAACCTTATTTACTATTTCAAGATATGTCAATTTAAAATCCCTTAATTATAATACAATTATACCACAGTAGACTAAGTTTGTCAAGGTATTTATTACCACTTGACTTTGTCTGCCCAGTATGCTGCAGACATTTTACCCTTAGCAATGTTAGATGCGTGACGAGCTTTGAATGACTTTTGTCTAGCTTTCTCAGCAGGAGTACTAGGAGCAGATCCAGCACCACTAACACCTTGTTGACCAAAGCGAATTAGTTTCTCTTTATCTCCTTCTTTTGCTAATACAGCATGAGATTTAGTTGGATGACCTGGAGTACGTTTAGGTTTATTGTACCCAGCAAAAGTTTCTTGTCCTTTTTTAATTGGCATGTTATTTCCTTAAAGTAAGATACATACGTTCACCGATAACAAAGCTCATACACGCACCACTTAAATCTAATAGAATTAGAGTAATAGGTTCAGCAACTGTAGGAGTAAACACAGCAGCCACTGTCGCTAACCAAATAATGATAATTGCAATATACCTAAAGCTAGACCTTAAGTTAGTAACCCAGATAGAAGGTTCACCTGCTGGTTTATCTATCTCTGCTAGTGCTTGCAAACGAGATGTCTCTGCTTGCATAAGTTGTATGCGTTCAGCTACATTGACAGGATTACCTCCTGCACCTTTTGTAAACTTAGCAAAGATACCACGAACACCATCTGTTAAAGCTGGTAGTAGAGCTGGAAATAAGACAGACCACATTATACAATCCCCTTTACATATTTACCCTTACCTTTTAGTGTAAGAATATTACCACGCATACGAGGGTCAAAAGATATATGAACCCAAGTTTTTTCATAAATTAATTGGTCAAACTTAAGATTACTTTTAGCAAGAGTATTGGCTATTGTAAGTGGAGTGTGTCCATAAGCCGTAAAATCCACAGCATATCCATAAGTATGTGACGAGTTGCTAGTGCCACCTACTGCACGATTAACATCAGGACTGCGGTAGCCACTATTGATAGTGATAGCCACATTGCCTAGTATCTCTCTTACTTTCTCCATATAGAAAGCTGTTGTGCGTAAAACTTCTATTACTTCTTTAGATGGAGTATTATCTATCTTTTGATTAGTAACTGTAAGTTCAGCAAGAGAAAAGTGAGGTGTCAGTTGCATTAACTATGACCTATAACTGCACGAGAGATATAAGAAATAACTGCCCCTACAAGAGAAGCAATCATCATACCCATCCAAAATCCACCACGACCCTTATTGGCTAAAGCAAGTAGTTCGTCTAGTGCATTTTCCATCTTGTCTATCTTCTTCTCAAGCATTTCTACTTTAGCGATGAGTTTGCCATATTCAACTGAGTCTAGGATTTCGGACATTTATTATTCTCTTAAATTGATGTTATTGTTTGCCAAGCACTACCAGAATAAACACATAATTTTGCTAGTGTAGTATCAAATACCATTAATCCTGCGACTGGAGAAGCTATTGCATTTTTCTGTGTCGTAGTCATGTTAGGCATACGAACACCTTTTGTGGTGCTTTGTGCATCTAAAATAGCTGAAGATGCAGGAGCAGCAGTACCTAAACCTAAGTTACCACTACTATCTACACGAACTCGCTCCACACCATTAGTAGCAACAGCCACGGTGTCAGCAGCAGGGAAGAACACACCAGTATTAGGGTCACCAGTTGTACCTAGCGTAGGGAGAGCAGCCGTACCAGCACTCACCTCTACAATACCACCAGAGATACTTACATTATTACTATCTTGAAAGGCAAGTGTACCTAAGTCACCATTAGTAGGAACTTGGTTAGGTTTGTTTCCGACTAAGCTTGGCATTATTTATCTCCTGCCCATATTCTTACTGGATTTGTTGGGTAAACTACATATTCATCTAATTCTACTTCACCCTCATGTCTGACGTTGACGTGCCAACCTTCTAAGTCAACCATAATCGGATTACCTTCTGAATCAGTTAACCCTGTAGGCTTGTAGATGATTCCAATGACATCAATGTTGTCAAAGTTCGCTACGTCATAGCCCTCGTTAGCCTCTGTGTTCTCGTTAGCTTCCACGACACCTTCTTTACGGTATAGGATAGACTTGGCTTGTGCTTCATCTGTAAATTTTAAGTGATAGTCCATGTTGTTCCTTATACGGTGGTAAGTGCAATTATTTCAGCATTTGTTAATTGTTCAGGATAGTAAGCAAGCTTTTTAATAGACATTAATGGAGCTATAGTTAAACTACTTGATTGTGAATAAGCGGCTACTGTAGAACCTGTTACAACTGCTCCAGCATTAAGTGCTAAAGTTTTTGAAGTGCTTGAATAAGTTGATACAGCTAAATTTGATGCATTTACTAATGTATGATTAGATGTTCCTAGAACATTCGTACCATCAAAAGAAGCTATATTTGAACTACCTGCAGATTGATATAAAACTCGTTTTGATGAACTATTATCCATAAGTAAGAAAAGTTTAGAATTTACTACAGGTAATGCAGGGTCATTATTTCTAAAATTTAAAAAGAAACTACCTTCTGCTTGGTTATACCAGCTACTAAAATTTGTGCCAGTTATACTAGCTGCATCAGGGCTACGAGTGACTTGAGAAGCCACGGTAGGGATGTAGGATGTAGCAAATGCCCCAGCTTCTAGTTGAGCACCCCAAATGTAAATGCCTGAGTAACCATTGCCTGTCATTACTGCTGTACGAGCAGAAGTTGATGTAGAGATAACTTGAATATTTACGCCACCGGTAGATGCAGCAGTAGTGGCAGTTAAAGTGCAGCGATACCAACCATTACCAACAGAAGTTGCTGTAGCTGATGTATATGTACCAGCAGTAACAGTTCCAGAGCTTAAATCAAAGTTAGCATAAGCAGTATTGTTTTGAGCATTTGCAAAATATAATTGAATATAGTTGAACCCATTAGCTTTTGCATATATGCTAAATGTCTGTGCTGCTGCTGTAGTGCTTACAGCTTGGTATGTTGCTTGTGTTGCAGAAATAGCAGATGGGATATATAAGTCTGTTGTTTGCAATCCGTCTGGAGATATATCTACATTTGAAGAAACTGTACCAGCTACTTTTCCCCATAAAGCGTTATCAAACTCTTCAGACCTCAACAGCAAATTAACCCTTTGCTCCTCAATCAACAACCCTAAACTCTCGCCAGTAGTTGGATTATGGTCAAACCTAGCCGTGCCACTTGCTGCCGTTTGTAAAGCTGGGATGTAGTTTGTGATGGCTGCTGTGGTAGTTGGAGTGTAGGCTGTGACGCTTGAGCGTTGCTCTAGTTGTGCGCCCCACAGAATAATAGTTTCAGTACCAGCAGCAGTAATAGCTTGTGCATAAGTAGCCGAGGCAGAAGGAGCAAAGTAAATGCGGTTATTTAAGCCAAAAGTTGTTGTAGCATCAAAAGTAGCTATACAGCGATACCATCCACTACCAGCATCAACAATAGATGATGTTGTTTTAGTTCCTTTAGTCCCAACTACACCAGCACCAGCAGTTAAATCAAAGTTAGCAAACGCTTGCGCATCACTTGCATTTAGAATTTGAATATAAGGATGTGTACCCGCCTTAGCAAAAATAGAAATTGTAGTTGCACCAACAGGGGTAGCTTGGTACTGGACAAAAATAGTCCCTGTAAAAGCATTAGCAGTAAAGGTATCCCCTGTAGTAGTTCCATTCGGAGCAACAGTTGTATTAGCTGTGGCTACACATTGAATTCTACTCCACCCAGCGGCAATATCTTCTGAGTTTAAAAACAAATTCTCCTCAGCCTTAGCCGTAGTCCTGCCATCATAGAACGAAGCAGTACTAGCACGTGTAAACGTGATGCGTGGGTCTAGTTGCTTAGTGTTAGCAAAGTCTAGAAGTAGTGAGGGTCTAACTGAGTGACGAACTGGCTCATTACCTAAAGCCACAGCAGAGGCAGCAGCAGCACTTGTAGCCGCAGCACTAGCAGAAGTAGCAGAAGCTGTAGCAGATGTCGCTGAGGCAGATGCTGAAGTAGAAGCAGCCGTTGCAGATGCAGCAGCAGCATTACGATTAGCTAATGAATTATTAACTGCATCATTAACTGCAATTGTACTACCATAAATACTTAAAGTATTAGCTTCACTTGTAGCAGCATTACTTGCACTTGTATTAGCATTACCAGCAGATGTTGCAGCAGCACTAGCTGATGTACTAGCAGCAGATGCACTACTTGAAGCAGCACTAGCAGAAGTAGAAGCATTAGAAGCAGATGTGCTTGCATTAGTTGCTGAAGTAGCAGCAGCAGTAGCACTATTACTAGCATTGGTAACAGCAGTGTTCATTGCTGTTGTATTACCATATATTGCTAATGCACTAGCCGCACTGTTAGCTGAGTTAGTTGCACTTGTAGAAGCAGCAGTTGCTTGATTAGTAGCTGTTGTTGCACTATCAGCAGCATCAGAAGCACTACCACTAGCATTACCTTCAGATAAGGCAGCAGCAGCGGCACTAGCAGCAGCAGCAGTAGCACTACCTGCAGCAGCAGTCTCACTAGCTAAAGCCCCTGCTACATAACCAGCAACAGTATTAGAAATAGCTACACTATCATTCTTTGCAGACGTTGCTAAGGTAGCTTGTGTAGTAGCACCTGATTCACTTGCAGCAGCAGCAGTGGCACTAGCAGCAGCGTTTGTGGCAGAGGTAGCTGCTTGTGAAGCATAAGTTTGGACTTGAGAAACGGTTGCATCATTTGTTGCATCACCGCTTCCACCTGCACCACGATATATTGACATAATTAGTCCTTAGCTGTTGGTTTTACTACTACTGTTTTTTCTTTAACTAAACTTTCAGTTTGTTTTGGTTCTACGAATACATATTGAGGATGCTTGTGCATTTCAGCAATGTCATGCTCATACTCAAAGTTAACAATAGTACCTGATAATAAACATTTAAATTGTGCCATTTTACTCTCCTAGTTCTTCTTGATGTTTTATAATATAATTTCTTAAAGAAGTTATTATATTTATATCATCATATAATAATCCTAAAGCTGTATTACAATTAGCACATAATAACTTTCTAATTTTTCCAGTTTTATGACAATGGTCAACGGCTAATTGTTTTTTATTTGGAGGAGTTTTACAAATTGCGCAAACTCCATTTTGTTCTTGTAACTTTAAATTATATTCCTCTAAAGTTAAATTGTAATTCTTTTTTAATGCCCATTTTCTATATGTATTTTTTAAATCATTACCTTGAGTTTTTCGCCAAGTCTGTACTCTTTGTTTTTCTTTTTCAGAATTATCTTTATATCTAGTATCTGCTTTTAATTCACACTGTTTACAATTACTACGTTTATTATTTTTCTTTCTTAAATCTTTTCTAAAAAATTCTTCAGATTTTGTTTCTAAACATTTAGTGCATTGTATCATTATTAGTTTCCTTGAGAGAAGAATTAGGGGATTCTGCCACACTTCCCCTAGGAGTGTTCTCAACTATTTCTAGTCGGCATATCTAACCAATTATCATGCAGGCACTGCCAAAGCAAAGCAAGCGTTGTCACGTAGCTCTTTAACACCGTACAATGTATCAGCAGTGTATAGAGTACCTAAGTATTCTTGTTTGTATTGAGTTTGTGAACGGATACCTTGTTGTTCAACTAGAACCGCAGCATCTTTGTGACCTAATAAAGCAACACGGCAAGCAGTAGTACCTGAAGTAGTATCAGCATTTGAAGAAACAAATACTGGGATACCATACAAGTTACCGATTTCACCGTTACGGATTGTGTTACCGTTACCTTGCTCACCAACAAAAGCTTGCTCAGTGTAACGAGCTAAACCCATTAAGGTGTTGCGTGATGATGGAGGAACCATGAAGAAACGACCTTCCATAGGTACATCGTTATCATCTAGACGTTGAATTGTACGACGAATAGCAGCATCAGTTAATGCACCTAAGCCTGTGTTGGCACCAGCTACATAAGCAGTTGTACCATCAGCACCTGAGTAAGCACCAGCGTATGCAGCATTAGCAGCGTTACCACCGTTAAAGCCACGACCTAAACGAACTAGATCAGTGTCTACTTGACGAGATAAAGCATAACCAGCATCTTCAGTGTAGAAACGACGTAGAGATGATAGAGCTTGTACTTCTGTAATATCTTCAATCAAACGTGAGTATTCGTAGTGTTTGTCTACTAATACTTGTACTTCTGTTTCAGTAGCTGCAATCAAGTTAACTTGTGATTCTGCTACTTTAAGTGATGCGTTACCACGAGTAGGAGAAGGGATATGAATTGTATCACCTTTCTTACCAGAGAAAGACATTTTCTTAAATAGGTTAGCTGCTACTAAAGATTTTTTATAGGCAGCGATAATCTCATCACTCCAAATTTCTGGAATGAAGGTATTAGCTGTCGTGTTTGTTACGTGGGATGAGCCTAAAGCCATTTTGTAAATCCTTTTCTAAATTGTTTTTATATTACCCTGTTCTCTCGATAAGCAATCATAATTTCATTTGCCATGCTATCGTATCGATCAGGATCGGTTTGCATAAGTTTAATAATATCGCTTCGACGATATTTCTTTTTTGATGTAGATTCAGTTGCACCTGATGTTCCCATATCTGCCGATTTAAGTTGTTGCTCTCGGTCTAGTTTAGAAGTATCAGTTACTTTCTTAGTGTACTCTTGGCGTTCAATCCAAGTAGATAAGAGCTCATCAGCAGAGTCAAAATCAAACTGATCTTGAGCCCTATTGTATAGTTCTAATCGTACTTTAGATGCTTTAACCCAATTACCAAATTCATCACTTGTAGCAATCTCACGGAAGTTAGGATATTTAGAAGCAATCTGATTTTGCACAGCTGCTTGCTTCATAGCCATAGCTTGTTGTTTAGCATCCTTAATTGCTGGATGTTCATCAATAGCCCGTTTAGTTGCTTGTATTGGATCACTGTAAAAGTCATCGTCACTAAGCTCTGGTTCTACATCTGTCTTTAAGTTTCTAGAAGTTTGAGTTTTAATAAAATCATCTACTGTTCGACGTAATTCGCCTACTTCATTGCCCTGTTTACCAATTAGTTTTTCACTCTCTTGGTGCATTGCAATAATATCTTTTAGCGATTTGTTACGGTATTTCTCTGGTAGATCTTCTACAACTTCATCTTGTTTAGAAGTTGAGGTATCTAGAGGTTCTGAGTTATCGATATCATTTAACGAGTCAGTCTCTAAATCATTAATTAGAACTTCATCTATTACTTGTGCCATATTAAGTCTCCTGTGCATTAAGCATTTTAGGAAAGGAATTAGTTACTTGGCTATCGTAGCTAATCTCTTGGTTTAGCAGCCATTCTGTGCTTTTTTTCCCAAGCGGCTGCTGCACCTGGAAAGCTACCTGAGTATCCTTCTAATGAAATAGTAGGTGTGCTAATCATACGAGTAGCTTTACTATTACATATAGAACACTCAGTGTATTCTGTTGTATTATCTACGTACCGTTCATCTGTATGTTCACAAACAGTACACTTAAAATCAAGCATTATCCGCATTAAGCAACTCCTCGTAGGCTTGTTCTGATACTTGTTGTAGAGAGAGAATCCACTGTAAGATATCTAGTTGACCCTTACGTTTATGGAACCCCTCAAAGTTATCAGTACTACTTATCTGATTTGTTGCTTCATACATCTTTTCTACATCCTCTATTAGATCTTTCCACCCTTTAGAGGACATCGTACTAAATCGTTCTTCATAATAATCTTGCAATTCTCTATCCAAACTATTGCACCTTTTCTAAAAATGTGTTATAATAGCTCTACTTATATAATGATTATACCATAAGATTATTGCTTTGTCAAGTTATTTCTAGTATTCATTTGCATCTTAACAATGTCTCTATTTTGTGCACTATCTGCTGCTTTTAGATCAAGAGATTTCTCTTTTAGTAAGAGATCAGCAACTTTAACACGACGCTCAAACTCCTTATCATCCTCTTGACCTGCTTGTAGGTTAGTAGAGAGAGCTGCAACTAGTTTAGCTTTTACTACTTCAGGCTCAAGTTGAGTCTCTACAGCAATTTGTTGAGCTTCTGCTTGTTGTTTACCTGCTTTAGTGTTAAGATCTGCAGTTTGAGCTGCTATTAAACCCATTTGAAGCTGTGCTTGCTGCATTTGCATCTGTTGTTGTTGTGGATTAGGTTGTTGTGACTGTGCTAACAACTGTAGTAGCTGTGTTTTGTTAGCTAAGTTAGAAGTTTCCAACACACCCTGCATTAAGATAGGAACTAAAGGACTATCAGGACCTAGAGTTTTCATTAAGTTGATAAACTGTTGCTGTTCAACCTCACGAGCAAGCATACCTAGTGTAGAAGAAGGTATAAACTTCCAATCTTGTGTCTTAAAGTGCTCAGGATCAAACTGCATGAACCTCCAAGCTGCCTTCTCTACGAATGGAATAAGGAAACTGTCTTGGAAATTTACTAAAGTACGTTTATTTTTCTTGATAATAGCAGAAAGAGCAAACGACAT